AACATCTTCCTCTCATAATGGATGGTGTCACTTGGAATGTCATGTCAGCATATGAATTTGTAAAAAACTTGGATCATGTCGGTCTTTCAACACCCTACACACAGAGAGTTTCTGGTAAAGTTATGTGTGATGCGATGGAGGAAGCTGTTATGGAAGCTGGTGGAAATTTTGTTTTTGGAACTGAACTTGTAAGTGTAAAATATGAGGAAGATTCGTACGAAGCACAATTTTCAGGTGGTGAAATTATTGACGATGGTATGCTTTTTTTATGTCTCGATAATAGTCCTGCTCTCAAACTTCTAGGAGATAACTGGGGTTCCGATGCTGATAAAAAAGTTAGAGAAAGTACGTATGGTGCAATCAACATTCTTATTGACTATGAAAATCCACTTAAATTAAAATCCGATCTCGAAATAGCTACATCAACAGAGTGGAACTTACAACCTAAAGTTCTCTCGGATGGTAAAACTGTATCTTGTGTTATATGTCATCTCACCGAAGACATTCTCACAACCGATCCTGAAACTCTAAAGGCTGAAGTACTTCGACAACTCAAACTCTCCGAACCTAATAACATACGCATCGGATGGGGTGCTGAATGGAACGGAAAAACATGGGAATTTTCACAATCTTCGGGAGTACTTAGTCTTCATGGACAACTTCCCTTCTTTGGAAAGTGCTCAAAAGTTGCCATATGTGGTATGATGTCACCGAGAAATACACCATATTCGAGTATCGAAGCGGCAGTTGAAGTTTCTAGAGCTCTGTGTCATGAACATTTTGGAACACGAGAGCCACTTCAACCCATTCTTCTCTCACAAGTCATATTATTACTTTTTGTGTTGCTTATAGTTTTAATTCTAATGTATCGTAATATAAATCAATGAAGTTCATGACCAAAGTCTATGAACCGATGTATGATTTCAATAATAAAAAATACATTCGTCTCTCGATACCCCTCAAGTGTGCCGAGAGTATTGAACGAATACACGCTAATAAATCTCATCTGCTCATGAATCAAAATGTTGACAACCCTTTGGATGGTAGAGTTCTCACTGTAAAAGTTCCGTTCCGATATAGGAGAGTGATGTGCGAAGTCCGAGGACGACCCGTGCAGTCTCTTATAAAGGATGATGAAGTTGAAGTCGATATAAACTTTAAAGGTGTTTGGAATGTCGGAAATCACTCAGGTTTCTCTTGGGTACTCTCAAGTTCATCCACCTCTTGATTAGGATCGTTAGGGAGGTCAATTGTCTCAAGTCCACCCTTCTTGAACCCCTCAAAAGTTTGGAGCATACCCTGAAGACGAAACACCTCTTGGGTGAGCTGCTCAATGTTCATACGAAGCTTCTTAATATTCTCATCAACGTCAACGACGGGCATTGTATTTATTTAAAGTTTGTACTCTTTAAATAAATATAGTATGACGGTTCTCACAAGAACCGGATATTTGGTGGATTCGGGTCCAATCCAAGAAATAAAAAAAGAACTTACGGTAAGACCAGTAGTCAACGGAGATTATGGATTTCCTCCACCGCCTTTCAAAGTTTTCCGACCAACTAAGAATGGAGTCTGCGTTCCAAGATTCTACGGAACTCATAAACTTGGGGAGCCTCAACAAGACAAGAGACCAGAACCCACCAAAATCAAAACGAGATTTGTTGGACAACTCAGAGACGCCACACATCAAAATGAAGCAATGTCAGCAGCAATCCAAGCTGGTCATGGCGTCCTCTCTTTACCATGTGGGTATGGTAAAACAACGGTATCCTTGGCCATAGCGTGTAAGTTGGGGTATCGCACGATGATTGTCGTACATAAACAATTTTTGGCTGACCAATGGAGAGAGCGAATACAACAATTTTGTCCAGGTGCCTCGATAGGAGTTGTTCAACAAGATAAGAAAGAAGTCAATTGTGATTTCGTCATTGCAATGCTCCAATCCTTATCTTTGAAAGAGTATAGTTTCACAGATTTTGAGAGTATCGGAACACTCATAGTGGATGAAGCACACCACATTTGTGCCAAAGTATTCAGTCAAAGTTTATTCAAACTTTGTCCCCGACATATTTATGGTCTCTCTGCAACACCTGAAAGAAAGGATGGTCTTACCAAAGTGCTTCACTGGTTCATGGGTCCTACATTTTTTGCAGTTGAACGAAAGAATCAAGAACAAGTTGAAGTATTTCCAGTGACTTTTGATTCACCAAATTATCGAAATCCACCACCATCCATGAGAAATGGTAAAATTTCAATGCCCAACATGATCACCGAACTCGTGGAAGATCGTATGAGAAACAAGATGTTAGTCGAACTTGTAAAAAAAGCCTCAGCTGGCACGAGACAATTATTAGTTCTCAGTGATCGTCGTCAACATTGTGAATTTCTTCACCAATGTTTTCCCAAAACATCAGGACTTTACATGGGTGGCATGAAAGAAGTTCAACTTCAGGAATCGTCTAAAAAGAAGATTATATTCGCAACGTTCAGTCAAGCCCACGAAGGTCTCGATATTCCTACACTTGATACGGTTATATTAGCATCACCCAAATCTGACATCACTCAGAGTATTGGTCGTATCATGAGAGAAACAAAAGGAAAAAAGAACAGTCCACATATTTACGATATACACGACCCATGGTCAATTTTCACAGCGATGTATTACAAGCGAATGAAGGTCTATCGTCAAGGTGGATTCAATATTCACGGTAAAGTTGTAGATGAGAAGAAGAATGACTTCCCTCAGGGAAAGTGTCTATTTTTATAATCTAAATATCTATTAAATGTCAGGTGCATTAATACAACTTGTATCCAAGGGTGCTCAAGACATGTATTTTATTAGTGATGAAGGACATTCATTCTTTCGCATGAAATTCATGAGACATAGGAACTTTTCGCAAGCCCCTAAATTTATTAAAACTATCTCAGATAAAGACACTTCAGTAACCATACCCGTACTAGGTGATGTTATGAACGCACTTTGGATTGATGGTAATAATAGCACATTAGATATGTTTTATAAATCGACTATAGATTTGTATATTGGTGGACAAAAGATTGATTCACAAAGTTTTGATTATTATGCCGATATATGGCCAAACTATTTGGCAGATACCTATAGTAAATCGCGAGAATTGAACAATAATTCTTCTTCTGCAAATCCCAGTTTTGTACCTCTTCAATTTTTCTTCTGTAATCACAAGGCATTTTTACCATTAGTTGCACTCCAAAATCATCAAGTCGAAATAAAAATACATTTTAATGAAACAAGTTTATCCGGAATATCCGAGACTGATAAACGTGTTGATATATATGGCAATTATATATTTTTAGACAAAGATGAAAGAGAAGACATGGTCAAACGTAATATGGACTTTGTCATCACACAGGTGCAAAAAAGTGAACATGAATTAAATACGACAGATGGTTACAATACAATTGATATCAGTCAGATAAATCACCCAGTAAAATCACTATTTTTCGGATTTGATGTTTCCAGTGACGATTATGAAAATGATTTTTTTACATTCTCGGGTGTCGATTTACATATTAATGGAACACCCTTGTTTGAAAACATGAAACCAGGATTTTTTCACACTATTCAAAATTATTACCATTCTGAGATTGGCCATTCAGAGTTTAATTCTACACTCAAAATACCTTTTTACACTAGATATTACGTGTATCATTTCTGCCTCAATGCATCTAAGTATGAACCATCTGGTACATGTAACTTTAGTCGACTTGATAACGCCAAATTGATTATAAGAGGTGCCCGAAAAGGTTCGTTACGCCCCAGTGACCAAACACTTTTTATATACGCTTTGAATTATAACATTCTTCGTATTAAAAATGGTCTAGCTGGAGTACTATTTGGAAATTAAATTTACCACAAGAGAGAATCTCGAGGTAGATTCAACATAAATTTACGCCCTGATGGTATCAGAGACGGCAAGTACGACAACGCCGGCGAGAAAAGCCATGATGACGTAATTCAATTCAGTTTCTTCGCGACCAATCTGAGGCTTAGGAGCCTCTTCAATTTTGGATTTCACGACAGGCTTCTGCTGCCGGATGGGAGGTTCCAAATCCTCCAGCGGACAATACGCTATCATTTATATATATTTAGAGATTAATTTCTGTCTTCTTCTTTCGCCTGGTGCGCTTAGGTTTAGTGGAACCACCAACATTTACCTCCTTTACTTCACCACCAGTGGACTCACCTGAAATCGACACGATGTCAGACATATCGTCATCTTCGTCAGGAGGAGGAGTTATTGTTGTATTCATGGGGGGTGGTGGAGGCATCATTATTCCACCCATAAGACTTGAAATATCTACTCCTGGACCTTGCATCTCATATTGCCCATTTGTACCACCGACAGGTGACTCAGTCGCAGGACCATCGGGAGATCTGGTTGTGTTTTGAACAGCCGCCATCATATTCTTCACCAGGTCTGGGTTCTGTTTCATCACATCATTCATATTGGGCATTACCGATTTGAACATACTATTGGTAAGGTGAAACATCATCGCAGAACCACCCAACATCATAATCAGCTTCACCTCTGGAGCAACACTGACCTTAGAACGATACTTTACATAAAGTTCCTCAAAAACACCATCATAGTCGTCGACATTCTCCATAACACTCTCAGACCAACCATCAAGCTGAATCTCAAATGGGTTGTAACGTTTGTTTAAAAACTCGAGACCCGTTACACAAGCTACAAGCATTCGTCGAGAAAAACGAATCGATTGCTCTACATCGATACTATATGTGATACGTTTCACCTCAGACCTCAACTCTTCGATATTGGAGTAAGCATTGAGCCTTTTATTGATAGCAAATCCCTTCTTTTCCAGACGAGCTAATTTGTTCAATAAATCGGATTTTTCTTCATCTATAGAAGTGTATCCCTTCGAGGGAGTTTCTTCCTGAAACCCGGCACCCATGGGTTCATCATCGTTGTAAAACATAGGTTCATTTTCACCATAGTCAATCTCTTCATCTTGAGAAGTTTGCTGAGGAGCCGATTGCTTGGTGGGATTTACAAATGCATCCATCGCCTCTTGGTGCTGCTGAGGCTGTGTCTGACGCGCAGGCTGACTTGGTCTCGGAACTGGTTTTGGTCGAGGAACAGAAATTTGAATCTCATCCATGAGTGCCTGTTCATCCGCGTCTAATTTCATGACAGTGGTGTTTCCCCTGTCGAGTACGATTTCTTCGTCCATCTACTCTCTATATGGAAACTAAAAAAATACCTTTAACGCACTTTAAAAAAATATATGTACATAGTAAATGTTCAACCTTAACAAAGCGAACCGTCAAGGTCTCAAATGGATCGGCGTTCTTTTCCTCATCATACTTGGTCTCATGATGTTCCGTGATACCAGCATGTATCAGCCCAGGCCAATCATGGTTACTCCCATCCGCGAGGGTTCCATTTTCGACCTGGAGAATAAAGTCGAGTGCACCCCAGGTAACAAAGATGGTAGTGCCTATACCAAGTCTTTAACACCAGGTGGTCTGTGTGGCGCCCAAAAGCTCGTCTCCGATCTTTCGAGTTATGAGATCACGGATGGAATCGGCGGATCTTTAATCTAAGCTAAATATAAATGGCTCTCATCACATCCCCAACTGAGACTATTCCAGATCTTAACTACGAGTATCATACGATAACAATTGATAGCATCGGTCAAGATAGTGCCAACACTTTCACCTGCTATCTTCAACAGCCTCTAAAAAATATTGTTCAAGCTAGACTTCTCGCTGCTCGTATCAACACCACAACCGATACGGAACACTGTCATGTTTCTATCAAAGAACTTGATACCATTTTTAACGACAGAGCCTCAAATGTTTACGAAGGACAATCTTCTATGAGTGTTCTTCGTAGCTCGTTTGCGAGTGTTATTACAGAGGGAACCGCGACAGTTACTTTCAAAGATAATTATCCAATCGCTACACAATATATTGACCCCATTCGTCGCCTCGATCGTTTCACTGTGACCATCAGAGATCAAGATGGTAACACGATAAAAAATCCAGTCTCAGCCGCTGATAACTTTCTCGTTCTTCGTTTCGTGTGTAGAAAACCAAATTTGTAATTTTCTCTGTTTAAAGTAGTATACCATGTCCGCTGGTATTGTTCAATTGATAGCTATTGGTGCCCAGGATGAATATATCATGGGTAACCCCGAAATATCTTTCTTTAGTTCAACATTCAAAAGACATGCTAATTTTTCACAGTCCATCGAAAAACAAACCATACATGGAGCAGTGAAAAACAATTCTATGTCCAGCGTTCAATTTGAACGAACTGGCGATCTTCTCGGTTATGTCTATTTTACCATCGATGATAATACACAGGCGTTAGATACCCAATATTGGAATACCGTCATCGATAAGGTAGAACTTTATATCGGTGGGTCTTTAATAGACAGCCAAGATACTGTTTTTACAGAAAAGATTGCCATCGATACATTCGCCCAAAATGTATCTAAAAGTGCGTTGGGTACACACCCAGGCGTGAGCTCGAGATCTTACTTTTATCCTCTTCGCTTTTTCTTTTGTGAAGGACCACAATGTGCACTCCCTCTCGTGGCTCTAAATTACCAAAATGTGGAAATTAGAATTCATTGGGCTAATGAAGCATCGAATTACAACATTGAATGTTTTGCCAATTACTACTATCTTGATAATGAGGAACGTGGTAATATCGCGTCTCGCAAACACAATCTTCTCATCACACAAGTTCAAAAAAATATACCCACCGGAACACTTGTTCAAGATCTTAATTTTAATCATCCAGTCAAATATCTTGCATCTTCTGATACAACAACAAATGGTGCGCTCACTTCTCCAACCAACAAAGTGAAATTGACCATCAATGGTCATGATGTAAGTAATTACAGATGGGGTAAACCACACTTCATCGATGTTATGAATTATTATCACACAAACTTCGTTACATCACCAGACTTTTTCCTATATTGTTTCTGTCTTTCCACCAGTTCACTCCAACCCACAGGAACACTTAATTTTAGTCGTATATCTTCGGCCACGATCATGAGTGAAGACATGGCCATAAACGATCCTATATACGCAGTAAACTATAACATCCTCCGTATAGAAAACGGTATGGCAGGTCTCCTGTACGCAAATTAAAATACCTTGTTATATTAAATGGTCAAAAACTTGCCCACGGTAGAACGTTCAACCAAAATTAGGTTAGGCAAACATTGTACCGAAGACCAGGCGGAAAATACAATCGTACTTAACGCGAGTAATGTAGAAGTCGATGCATCATCTGGTAAAGGTGTCTATATTACACCCCTCGATTTGGCAATCGATTTTACGGGTTCTGGAACCGATGCCACTACAAATACAATCGTGACGTATAACCAAAGTACGCATAAATTGTATAGAACAAATATCCCTCCTACATTCAGTGGTATCTCAACTGGTAGTTCCGAATTTGAAAAGACTACACTATTTTCAAATATTGTGACGGGTATTATTGTTGATTCAAATATTGTCGTGGGTGGAAATGTCACATGCTCAGAACTTATCGTTACAGGGAATGTGACAGCTCTAGGAGATGTTAATCAGGTGTTAACAACAAAATCCCTGTTTACAGACCCGATAATCGAGTTAGGTGCGAATAACATCGCAACTGATGATATATACAAAGATTTAGGTCACATTTTACATCGCCCCGATGGATTCTCGAATGTTGCTATTTATTATGACGAAAGTGATACGAAGATTGTAATGGCGTATACTAATAGTGATGCAGGCTTATACGAAATAACACCAACTTCCGAAACTATTAATGTACATGTCTACGGCGAAATGTACACAGAATCTAATGTTGGTATTTCGAATACAACACCCGTACACACTTTATCTGTGGGTGATAGTGTATTTATAGATGACGCGAATCACTCAAATGTTATTGAAGCTCATGGTAACACGTATACATCTGGAAATGTGTATATAGGTGGTGGTCTCATCACAAATGTAGGTGGAGTGAATAAAAAAACATATAGCCATGCATCAGCCTTTCCACAAGGAACTTCAGTCAGTGATGCTACTATTACACTGACATTCACACAACATGTATTTTATGCGAAAGTGGTGGCTCAATTAATAGATGATTTAGATAATGAAATAAGCTCACTTTCAATGGAAGTTGGTGGTGGTAATAGATCGGGTAATACAAATGGTCTAAATATTGCATTAGGTCAAACATCTATATTTGGTGGAACAAATACGAACCCATGGTCGACAAATATCACCACAACACCCACAACAATCGCTATTAAACCTACGAATGCTTTCACATCGGGAGGAGGAAATTATTCTATTTTTGTTGAATATATATCAGCATACCCCAGTGGTAAACTTGAAAGTATAACACATACTGCCGGTACATCATTGTCCAGTTTTGGATATTAATTTCATATTTTCCAATTGCTCAACAATTGTAAAATGTTTTTTATATACACTACTTATATATGTCGACGAATACAAATGTACAACTGATACCAGGTGATTTAGTTTTATCCGGAGACATAAAAACGGATGAGGTGACTCCCACATTTTCGGTTGATCGACAGAATAGTCGTGTAGGTATAGGTATAGATGCAAGTTCGATATCAAATCCATATACCATGTACGTGGCGGGTGAAATGTATGCAACTCAGTTACATGGTGATGGAAGTCAACTCACGGGGTTGACGGATTCGGTGTGGGGTCAAACCGGCGATGACATAAGTTATGCAGACGGTGATGTTTCTATCGGCATCGCAGACGCTAACGGAAAAAGATTACGTGTACATGAAAGTGGAAATGATGTATTGGTTGCCGATGGTGCAAATTTACGTGTTGGTGTAGCAACTGGAACACCCCAAGCAAACCTCCACGTTGAAGGTAATGCCTACGTGTCGTCAAACCTTGAGGTGAGTAATGTCAATTTCACAGGTAATTTATATCAAAATGGAA